AACGCTTCTGCCGGTAGAGATGGGTATTCCCGCTTCATGTCGTCACCGAGGGTCTTCTCCTTGGCGGCGTACCAGGCGCGCTGGCCAGGGTTCGTGTCGATGCCGTGCTTAGCGAACAACTCGTTGAAGTAGTCGGTCAGGCGCTGCGGGATGACGACGCCAACCGGGTCAAGCCAGTAGGCCTTGTTCTTCCACCAGGAGAAGAAGAAAAACTTCCAGTCCAGCAGGCCCAAGGGCACACCGGCCAGTTGCTGCCGCTCTGCGCTCTGCGAGTAATCGAAGAAGTAGCCCGCCCGGCCCTCCGCCGTCGATTCAATCGTGACGAAGCAATCGGTGGCGACAGCCTCGAAGGCGCCGGTGACGATCTCGCGCGCCTTGTGCGGAAACTTGGCGCAGATCTTCCCGAACTCGGAGACGTGCAGGTAACGCAGCGTGCCGCCTCGGAACGAGGTGCTGACGTAGAGCGAACCACCCTTGCTGAACACCAGCTCGCCGGCGGCGTCGTTGCTCGCAGGATTGGCGGCGCGGATCTCTTTCGGCAGGTTGTCGTAGGCGTACTTCACCTTCTCCCGGAACAGGCGCTTGGCGTCGTTCAAGGTGTGGGCGATCAGCGCGCACTTGGCCGACTCAAACAGCGCGGCGTCCAGCTGGATGATGCAGCACTCAGTGGTGAAGCCGAGCTGTCGAGCCTTCAGGATGATGTTGCGGGTGTGCATCCCATCGAAGTATTCAATCTGCTCGTCCGTCATCCGGAAGCGGACTTTCTTGCCGGCCTTGTCGGTGATCGCGTAGAGATTGTTCAACCGCCAACGCTTATCCCGGAGCAGCTTCATGTGCTCGGGCTTCATGTCAGGCGTCCTTCGATAGTTCGTCCATCATCGCGGCCAGGGTGTCGACTGTCTTGTCGCCCTCTTCCGTGTCGAGGTTGTAGGCCTGTCGCTCGCCCTTGATGACCTTTAGCTGAGCGTCGACGCCTGCGTTGAGCGATCGGGAGAAGTCGCCGATGTTGTCTTCGGTCACTTCGATGTCTTGCAGCGCTTCACGCAGCTTGTTCGAGATGGATCGCCACTGCGCAAGATCCACACGGTGAGCCAGCACAACGGAAGCCGCCTCTGTTGCAGCCTCCTCAACAATTTGCGCATCTTCACGCACATCACGCTGCGTGACGTCACTGCGTGAAACTTCGCGTGAAAGCTTTCCTTTCGTTGCGGCGCGTACCTGCTCAGTGAGGTCACGCAACCAGCCGTGCTTCTTTGCTCTGCTGCGTATCGTGCCTTCGTTGGTGTCGAACTTATCAGCGATGGCACGCAGGGAAAGCAGACCAGCCCGGTAGGCTCGTTCGATCGCCTCCCAGTCGGGTTGCTTGGTTGTCATGTGAAACTCCAGATAAAAAAAAGCCCCGCAATTGGCGGGGCCTGGATTTTTTCTCGACGCTAAGACTCTTTGCCTGCCGCATAAAGAATAGAAAGAGCGAGCGAAACGATGTCGTTGTCTGCACCTGGAAAACGCTGACGAGATGGTATGGACACTGTTGCTTCATCCCCCTGAAAAACTCGTCCTTGAACATCCAATCTAAGCAACCATATTCTGCGCCAGACAGATTGACCTGTTTCGGAAACGCCTTGCTTCTCGATTACATACCGACCCTGAACACCATGATCGTTTACAAATGGAACAAGATCCATCCTGATTGGGCCGAAGGGGGTCAGTATTTCCGCAGACGGCCCATGGCCTTGCGATTGCAGAGACAACCCCCAAGTCTCCTGTACGTCTTTTTCGGACAGAAGTTTTCTAAGCCTGTCAAAAACAAAAAGTGCATGCTCTTTTATTGTCTCAATCTCTTGCGGTGCACGTCTTACCAAATCGGCTTGCCGCTCAGTAACCGGTAGATGCTCCATGCTGCCTCCTGATCAAGTGAAAAATCAGTATGGCATCACTTCAATTCGCTGCATCATCCAGCAGCACATCAATCAGCTTCTGCTCACCCAGGCGCATTGCACCCAAGCATTGCAGGTCGTCGCACTTTGGGCCGAGCCCGAACACAGTCACTTCGCCTTTCGGCCCCATAAGGGTCAGCGCGCCTACAGTGCATTCCGGATGCACGCCGGCATCGAGGTCATCTGCGATCTTGCGCAGGGTTTTCGCGGCGTCGCGCCAACCCTCACGCTTGAACTCAACGAGCTTTGCAGTCATGCCTTCACCATGTTGTGGGTCTGTGCGTGGGCGTGGCCGTGCAGCTCGGCGACGATCAGCCCCTGTGGAAGTCCGGCAGCCTTGGCGGCGTCGACGGCCTTGGCGATCGCGCTATCCAACTCGGTCAGCGCCTTGTTGATGTCCTGGCTCAGCGGCAGCGCGTGGCGCAGGCGAGTTATGTTGCTCATCAGCTGAACGGATCAGCAGGTTTGGCGATCGAGCGAACGAACCACATGAAGCCCTGCTGCAAGTTGGTCTTGGCCAACGCGAGCAGTCGCGGATCAACGCCTTCAATCTGGCCGATCTGCTTGAACAGTTCGCCGGCGTCAGCTTCAAGAGCCTTGATCGAGTTCATGCCGTCGATTTCGGACTGGGTCAGGTCGCGGTAGCCGGTGATCTTCTTGTGCTGGTTATCCATGCTGCTCTCCTCGTCGCGTGTCGCGACACAATTTGCTGATTCGCGAAACGTGTCGCGACTTACTCCGCCTTGCGGGTGGGAAGCTTGAAGTCAGTCACCCGGTCAGCGATGTTCCGGATCTTCTCGACACCCAAGAAGCCAACCCAGCCACCGGCAAAGGTGGCCATGCTCTGTGGCAGGCCGAAGAAGTCCAGGCCGCTGATTATGGTCAGTGTGAGGCCGCCGCAGATGGCGCCTTCCACTAGCATCTGGCGACGAGTACCGCCGCCGTAAGTGATCCGCAAGACTGCCATAGCGCAGGACAGCGCAGCCGCATAGAGGATCGGCGAATGCTGGCTCAACCACGCAAGCGCTATCGCCCATGTGTCTGGTTTGTCTGGCATGTTTGGCATCTCGGTTCCTCCCCGTCAGGGAGTTAGGAATAAAAAGCCCGCGCAGTGGCGGGCTGTTGGCTGAGTGCTATCGTCGAGAGAGTTGCTCACAGTGAATACGCAGATCCAACAAGGCAAGGAATCCTATGAAAGCCAGCGAATTGATCACGGCACTCAACGAATCTATAAAAAAACATGGAGATCATATTGTTTGTACATGGTCACCTTTTGAACCAAGCGACGTGCGACCAATTTCTTTCCTGCACCGTATGCATGCAAGGGGAGAAGATGTTTCGGTCATTGATTGTCATCGCAATTGGCCTAGCAAAACGGGCGAGCCGTCAGGCGACCTCCGAGACAACAACCGCTGACCAAGAACGGCTCAGAAACATCGTTGACTTGAGCCCGCCTCGACGAAACGCAGAGGCGGTGTAAATAGGTGCGCTCGTCTTTCCGAGCTGTCTGCCAAAGGCCTTCTCAACGTCAACGCCCCATATGCATCGATCTCGCTGATCCAGTCTCGCGCCACCCCGAAAGCAAGTTTGAGGTCAGGGTGCGCGGGCTGCCGGTGTTGATTCCGTACGTCGCACTATCCGGCTATCGACGTCCAGGCCTTCCCGAAGGCTGTCCTGGCTACAGGTAAATTTGAGACATAAAAAAGCCCGCGCTATGCGGGCTAAAAATAGGTGCGAACCTACTATCTCTGGCTAACAAGCTCCTCGAAACGCCTATCCAAAACCGATAGCAACTCACCAAAATTACGGTTTTTGATTACAACCTGAGGGACACTCCCCCCTTGGGATGCAACCAAATGGGTTTCACCATTTTTAACGATCATCAATGAAATGGTGTGGAAGCTCTTAGGCTTCTCACTAAACTCAGTACTTAGAGCAAGGCCAATGGTAAATCTCAAGAACCGCTCAGCCTTCTCTAGGTGAGCAGGTTCACATTCAGTGAATTTGGAATCTGAAACCTTCCCGAGATAAAGCCACTTCTCCGATTCTCCAGTAGCTTTATGGATAGGATCGGGGAGCTCAAGATATCGACCAAAGCTTGAATAAATCTCTTGAACTGTATTTCGCAGGTCCAGCCAATATTCATTATCTGCGGACTTCAGTTCATCGTATTTCTGTTTTAAAAAACCGAATCTTGACATCAAATTTACTCCTGTAAATGTGATCTCAGATTGCCATAAGTGAAATCATTCCCTCAACAAAAAAGCCCGACAAAGTTGCCGGGCTTTTTGCTTCACTCCTACACACGCAGGAATGACAGGATGGGTGAATAATGCGACATGGCGACATGACATTGCAAGCCCTTTTGAGGGACTATTTCATGCCGCCTCGCTTTCCAGCACCCCGACCGCCTCAAGCATGTGTTGCGCCTCGACCAGAGCCTCGTTCACAAGCGATTCCAAAGCCTCCTTGATAGCCTTGTTCCAGCGCTGGTAAGTGCGCTCTGTAAGTCCTTGGGAATCCCAGTTCGTCATGTCGTAGTTCGAATCAGCCAGGACGATCATATCGCCGGGCTTGTCTTCTGCTACGGTGCGCGCATGCCTGTTGGCCCGGGCAACGTCAGCATCTGCTGCCGCGTTGCGCCAATCCCACTGGCCCTCCTCCTTGTTCTCCCGGTGCTTCGGCGCCTTGATCTGGGTTACCGCTCGCTGAATGCCCTTCACCTGCTGCGGCACCGCCCAGACCAAGACGGCCTGTTGCGTGAAGCGCTGCGGTGCTGGGGTCTTCACGACAGCGACCAGCCGGCCGATGGAATCGATTTTGCGGCCACGGTGAGTACTGTACTTCGCCACCAGGGCGTTCCAGTGCCGCGGAGAAAGCTGGGCGTGCAGAAGCTTGTGCACGATGCAGTCAGCCAACAGCGCGGCATCCTTCCCGGATATCTCCCCCTTGAGCTTGCTGGCCTGCACCCGGGGCTCGACGTTGCATCCGCCGGAACTGTTGATCGTCTCGGCGGCCAAGGCCCGGACTACTGCTGAAATCACGTTGTGGTAATTCATGCTGCAGCCCTCTTCAGTTCGCGGGTCTTGGCTCGGTATTCGGCCTTGATGGTTTTGATTTCTTCGACGGTATGCTTGCGGGCCTGGTGCGGTCCTTCCAGCCAATCGACCTTTTCCGGGCCGATCAGCAGCAGGAGCGAAAGCCGGTAATTCACCAGGTTGCCGGATAGGTGCGTGTTGCATGGCGCGCACTGCTTCCACACATTGAGCGGCTCGAATCGCAATTCAGGGTTCGCTCCCACAGAGCGGTAGTGCCCCGCGTGATATTGGCCTTCGTGGTGCCGACCGCAGCTCACGCAAGGGCGATCGGCATCACGCAGGCGGATCCACTCGTTGAACGCGGCCTGGGCTTCGCGCATGTGTTCCGCCCTGCTCTTCAGCTTCTCCTTGCGCACCCTGATCTCGCGGCGGTCACGCTGGGCGATGGCCTTGCGGGCTTTGTCGGCGTTCGCCGGCGCCATGGCGAGCGCGCACTTCGGACTGCACACAGCCTGCCCCAAGCGCTGCGGCGGGAAGCTGATGCCGCATGCCGGGTTTTTGCACTTCTTTGGCTTGGGCCTCTTGATTGGGGGTTCGGCTCTCATCAGAGAAAGTCCTCCGAATTGACACGCTTCCCCGTGCGACGGAAGTACTCAGCGCTTTTTGCATTGGCCAGCAGCTTGCAGCGGTTGCAACATGAGCCCTTAGCTCCAGCTTTAATGGCCTTCGCCGTTCTCAGGACGTAGTAGCCGCATACACACTTACAAACCCACCGAGCCTTTGTTTCAGCCGATATGCCAAGCGCGATCAGTCGACCGAACTTAACCCCTGCGAGGTTCAAGAAACCTGGCAAGCACAGCTCAAGATCGGTCGGCTGCCGGATCGAAAGCGGAAGCTCCGAGTCGGCGTGCTTCTCATCTACGTGATAATCAAACGACTCACCGCGCGACACGACTCGCGCCGCCACGGAATTCACCGGGCGCTCATTTCCATTTTTCATGCGGCCTCCTGGCTCAGCAGATCATCGAAGTACACGCCCTGCTGAGAGAAGCGCGCGACGATACGGTCGGTGTACGCCACGCCCTGAGCCCGATTGAACAGGCTGGTCACGGGGAAGCCGTCCGGGCCGAACAGATGGCAGCCCCCCATCATTTCCAGCTTTGTCGCGTACGGCAGATGACGCATCACTCGGTACCACTCAGCCTGAAACCCGGCATCCTCGTTCAACAGGATCTGCACGCCGACGTGCAGCTTGCAGTACCGGCGCGCGTCCGCCTCGTCGCCGATCTGGGTCATCTCTGCGATGCGCTTGTACATCGCGAACCACAGCCGGTTCTGGTCGAGCGTGCGGTCCTTACCCGGGCGCAGCGACACCACGACGAACTTCTTGTCGCGGTACATGGCACTGATAGCGGTGATAGCCTCGGAAAGCTTGGCCTGACAGTTCACGGAGATTTTGTCAGCCATGGGCGGCCACCTTGTTGGGTAATCCGTCGATCAACTCACTGAGCTGCTGCGTCAGTCGTTCGTTCTCGGCCAACAGCTCCAGCGCCACCTCCTCCACAGTCTTTTCGCCGAGGAAGTCCTGAAGAGCCTCAGTGTTACGTTTCCAGTTCGCGCAATCTGCGCGGTATGAAGCTGCCTCAGCCCAGAGCAATTTCTGGAGTTTTTGTTTATCGATGTTCATTGAGCAGCGCTCCCTGCTTTCAGTTGTTCGGCCTGCCGAATCAGCAGCGCCCGGCGATCAGCAAGCTCGTTGGCTGCCCAAATTCGCAGTTCTGTTTTTTCCTCGTCCGATGCCTTGCGCATCGCCAGCATCGAGCCCTTCACCGCGGCGAGCTTCTCTCGCAGTTTTGGGGAAGGCCGCGCGACCTCACCAGTGAGCAGCGCAACCACGGCCCGGCCGTCTTCAGTGACCGGCGCGACACTCAAGTCGGCCAGGTACTGCTGAGCGCGCTCCTGTGGGATTCGCTGCATTTGCAAGGCCTTGGTGATTGCCTGCGTGCGGCGATTGGCGTCGAAGCCGACAGACACATGCCAGTTCACCTCCTTGCCATCCTCACGCGCTTGCCCTATCAGACGCTCGTAAGCGCTGTTGAACGCCATGCGCGCACCGACCTTGTCGCCGGCGTCGAGGACAGGTTTCGCTGCTGCCAGTGCGAGCTGGATTTCGTCGGTCAGCACCACGGTTTCGAATTCGTCGTTGGTCGTCATCGCAATCGCCCATGCCTCGTCCTTGCCCGGTCGGCCGTCGGCGGCCTGCACTCGCTGGAGAATGTCGGCCATGGCAAGCTTGCCCTTCACTTCGAAGCGGCAGGCCTTCAGCGCAGCTTTCACGGCAGCCACCGAGTAAGCGCAGAGGTCTTCAGCCATCATCGCCGCGGTGCCTGGGTTCATTTCCTGACCCATGGCCTCGGCGGTGGCGCAGATCGCAGCAGCGAGGCTGGCAACCTGGTGATCGTTCATTTCAAATGTATTCATTGCGCTCTCCCGCTTGGCGCTTGGCCAAGACCATTTGCGCGGCCTGCTCGGCGGCGGAGACATTCGCTTCAGTGCGCTCCATCTGGCGTGCGGTCGTCCCGTTGATGCGCTGACCAGTCACCCACTGGGTGTGGTAGCTCTCGGCATTGGCCAGCAGTTCGTTGAGGCTGTGGCACTTGCGCAGGACGCCGGCGTCGCTGGTCTTCAGGTAGTGAGCGGCGACGTGGTGGGCGACATCGGCGCCGAGCCGGTCGACCAGTTGGCCGAGCTGACCGCCGACCTTGGCGTTCCACACCGGCCAAGCACCGTGGTAGCGCTTGCGGTAGGCCATGGCGTAGTTCGCCCAGACTTTGAAGGTTTTGCAGGACTGGTCTTTTGGGCCCGGCATGTCAGCGGGAATCTCAACCCGTGGCGTATCGGTGCGATCAACCACCAGCACCAAGTTGCGGGACTGAGCCGGCACAACCTCGGCGGAAGCCGGGGGTGCAATTGGTTCAATGACCGGTTCATTGACTGGTTCATTGACTGGTTCAGAAGAGTGACTGGTTCTGGGTGCAGCTCCTGCACTACCCCCTAGTGCAGGAGATTCACTAGGGGGTGAACCTGCTGCACCACCCTGGTGAATCTGCTGCACTACCCCTGGTGCAGGAGGTGCACCACCATCAAGGGTCAGGAAGTAAACGTTCGACGAGTTGCCCTTCGGCCCACCCTTCCTAATTTCCTTGCGCAGTAGCCCTGACTCACACAGCGCGGTGATGTGGTTCATAACGGAACGCTTGCTAATCTCGCACTGATCGGCGATGTGTTGGTAGGACGGCCAGCACTCCCCCATATCGCTGGCATTGTCTGCGAGTTTGATGAGTACCAGCTTGCGCAGGGGATTGCCGACGCGAAGTTTCATTGCGGCAACCATCAGGCCCATGCTCATGCCGCACCACGCAGTGCTTTGTCGTGAGTGAACAAGCCGTCCCAGTTTTTCTTCATCGGCAGTGCGCCGGCCAGGTACAGGTCATACAGGCGCACGGCACCCTTCTTGAGTAGGACTGGCGTGAAGGAAACGAACGGCTCTTTGCCGTGGGGAGTGACTTCGTGCTGATGCTCGGTCATGTACTTGTCGCGGGCGTAGGACGCCACACGGAAACGCAGGCCGGATTTGCTCTCGTTGTAGAGCCAGCTGCGGCCCTCGAGGAATTTGCCCACCTGCATGACGTTGACCCCATTGAGGCCCTTGCAGAATTGGGTGTGGGTCATCCCCTCCTTGAACAGGTTCTCCATGGAGTGGATTTTCGAGGCTTGGGCTTCGACTTGGGCGGTGAGCAACAAGCGGGCCTTTTCAGACTCCATGGCAATCTGAAGGATTTGAATGGTGGAGAGCTCAGGCACTTCCAGCGCATTGATCTTGGCGACCACGTTGCGGCGGACCGCTTTTGACTCTCGCATGGAGACCCGCAGGCACTGATCCTTGGTGAGCATCAGGCCGTCTGATGCCGGGCCGCGCTGATTCCTTACTACGAAAGTTTCGTAGTATTCGCCGTCCAGTTCATCGCGGCACCGCGCGGTGAAATCATTGCGACGAACTTCGCTTTCGCCAAATTCCTTGCGCGCCGCGTTGACCAGGTCGAGCAAGTCGAAGCTGCTCATTTTGTCACGCGACACGTTTTCAGCGTTGCCAAATTGTGTCGCGACACTGTTGGGGGTATTGCTTGAGATGGGTTGGCTATGCATAATCGGCCTCATCAAGTGTTAATGAATTAGCCGGGGCGCAATCCCGGCTTTTTTGTGCCCGGGATTCAGGCAAGCTTCAAATTCGGTTTGTGTTTAGCAAGCAGGGTCTCGGCTTTACGTCCCAACTCCCCCGCCCGGGCCTCGACCTGACGGCATTGCTCGGCGAACGCCGGAAGATGCGGCAGGTCCTCTTCGCACATCACCTGGTCGTCAAATACTTCGCTGCCGGTATCGATCACGTCGCCCAGTGCGCGGATCAGCGCACCAAAGCTTTTATTGGCGCATTGGTCGCTCTGCATCTGGCGTGCGCCGGTCAAACCGTGGCGGCCAGCCAACTCATTGATGCAGTTGTCGCGAAACTCAGGCTCCAGTGCATTCACCCAGGCCTCTTCCAGCCAAGACGGCATTTCCTGATCGCCCGAGAGCCAGCGCTGCACGCGCTTCAGCCATCGGCCGGTCGCTTTCACGAATTCACCCACGTCGTTAAGGCGCGCCAACTCATTGAAGTCAGGAACCTTCGATTCCTTGATCCTCTCCGCTGGAACTCGCAGATAGATCTCCCGGGCCAGCGATTGCGCGAAATCGTCCTGGCTCAAACTGGTTCGGGCGATCTGGTTTGCTGCGTGTGCTACCAGCACTTGGTCACGGGTTTGGGCGCTATGTCTTGGACTGGACGTTTCCATGGGAACTGCTCTCTTCTAATCTGGCTTCAACGGATTGGCGTGCGGGGGTGTCAGGCGGCGGTTCTCTGAACCGGCAACTGGCACGGAAAAGGACGAACCTCCTCCGCTGTCAACTTCCCGTCCTCGTGTTCGATGACCAAGATTTCCCTGGCCGCCTTCAAGGCTTTGGAGATGGCTGGTGCGCTAACGCCAAGGCCCTTGGCGACAGCGGACTGACCAATTCGCTCGACCAGTTCTGGCAGTGGCGTCTTTTTCATGTCGTTGCCTCAGCAAACTTTGTCAGACCAAATATTAACCGCCGGTTAGCTTTCTAGCAACACCGGCGGTTGCCGCAATAAAATTAACCAACGGTTAAATTTCACGGATGAGCAAAAAGAAAGAGCTATCCCCGGAACTGAAAGCTGAGTGCGACGCCGCCAAGGCGCTTTTCGTATCGAAAAAGAACGCCCTCGGATTGACCCAGGCAAGTCTGGCTGCGGAGGCTGATATCTCGGCCGCTGCGGTAGCGATGTACCTGAACGGTACGAATCCTCTGAACGCCAAGTTTGCGGCGGTTCTATCGCGCTTACTTGGCGTTCCAGTCGAGCGCTTCAGTAAGCGACTTGCGCGCGAGATCAGCGGGCTGACAAGTGTCGCCGAAGCGCCATCAAGCTCGGCGCTCTCAGCCGCTGAGATGGTTCGTCAGATGCTAGATAAGCAGGGTAAAGGACTTACAGACACTGCCAGACAAAGATTGATGGCGGCAGCTGAGGCAGATGATGCTGGTGGCGCCATCGAGATTGACTACTACAGGCCAGGCGTTGTGGGTGACGAAGTGTGGATCGCACACTACGACATTCGCGCTGCGATGGGTGGCGGCCAGATCCCGCACGACTATCCAGAGATGCTGCAGGATGTCCGAGTAAGCCCCCAGCATCTTCGCGAGATGGGTGTCGAGTTCAGAGAGCATTTTCATCTGAAAATGGTGACCGGTTGGGGTCAGTCAATGGCGCCGACGATAAAGCATCGCGACCCGCTGCTGGTCGACATCAGCATTCGTGAATTCGTGGGGGATGGGATCTATATGTTTTCGTGGGAAGGTCATCTCTACATCAAGCGCTTACAGTGGCTGGGCGATGAACAGATCAGGATGATTTCCGATAACGATCGACATCCACCGCAAACCATCCGGGCAGATGAGACATTCATTCAGGCGCGTGTGCTGCTAGTTTGGAATGCTCAATTGGTATGAAAGCATACCGAACGAACCGAAAGAACGTTTACCCAAAAACGTTAGTTATATATCGATACACCCACAACACATAGTGAGCCACTCATTAAATTTGGCCTGCCATTTGGAAGGCTGCCTTAGGGGAATAGGAAATGGCCGAAGCAAACGTAGTTAGTCGCCCTAAAAAGCAAGAGTATTCGGAGGAGAAATTCATTGTATCGTACGATGCCAAAGAGAGTGCACTAGCTCGACACGAGATAAACGCAAAAGATCTTGGCGAAGCGATTTTGGGCATGCACAACCTCATCGAGGAAACTGCTAGCATCATCAGTAATGGTTCAGCTGACGTCACCTTGAAGGTAACGACGCCGGCCCAAGAGGGATCAGTAGAAGTTGTATTCGCACTTTTGGCAGATCCAGCGACCGCCCTAAAAGTATTGGGGATACTAGGCTTCGCAACTCCAGCAGCAGCATTTGTAGGTGGCTCGCTGATTGAGCTTGTTCAACAAATAAAAGGTAAGAAAATCACCTCCGTTACTATTGAGGGTGATAGTGAGACCGCCGACATAATGACTGCTGATGGCGTGGTTAAAGCGGATAAAAGGATAGCCAAACTAATCACAAACAGCAAAATACGTGATGCCTTACATAAGGTTATTCAAGCACCGCTCACCGGAAAAAAAGACGCTCAATTCAAAGTAAAAGGAAGCGAAGAGAAAACGGTGATCTCTATTAAAGAGTCTGCCATTGATGACTTCTCACGCCTTCCAAAGGGCACGCTTGAAGAAATTTCTGTTGAAACTGAAATTGTCAGAGCCTCGTTTGCCCAAATCAACTTTGAGTCCGCGAAAGGTTGGAGAATTCGAAAACATGATGGTTCTGAATTTGCAGTCACAGTGAAGGATAAGAGCTTTCTTGACAAGGTTAATAGCAACCAAGCAACATTTCAAAAAGATGACAACTACAATATCACTATTGAAACTACGACCACCTCTAGGCCAACACGATCAACTATCGACCGTGCTATAATAAAGGTTGAGGATTGATTTTCCTTTAATATTAACGGGGGTGATCAATGTCCGCTTGGAGCCAGCACGATATAGCATTGGCGATGGTGTACCTGTTCATGATAATGCTTACTCCATTCGCATTTCGAATAGGTCGCTTGTCGGTAAGGTATATTTACCACAAATACTTTTCCATTGAAGATATTTACGTGACCTACAAACGAAATGGCGTGGTTACCAGTCGTTTCAAAATACAGAGGAAAAAGGACGGGTCAATTCGGGAAATAGACCTCGGAGTTGGACAGCGGAGCGCGAGCCATGAGTGACATCGAACGTCCTTCCTCCAATAGCCGCACGGGGCTAACCGCAACGATTACCGGTTTAATTGTTTCTGTTTCTGCGCTTTTTACTGCAGACTTATCGCCCGAAGTTAAAACAATAGTACCTATTATCGCTGGAATCTTGAGCCCATTTATCGCAGCTGGAATTTACAGGCTCCAACGAAGAGTTGAGCAGGACCCTAAATTGACAGATTTCCTTTCGGCATATGAGAGCGATTTGAAGTATCAAAAGAATGCTTTGAAAGACCAGAGTCTTTCTGCCGAAGCAAAGGCAGAGTTAGAGAAAAGATACTCAAATACTGTTTTAAAAATGTCGACGGCCCATCAGGACTTTAGAACCGCCGCACTCCAATTTGAAACAAAAGAGCTTCCTGAAGCTGGAGAGTGACAATTCGGTCAGTAAGCCATAGGACTTCAAGTGCCCGCCAAATAGGCGGGCTTTTTATGCGCATCAGAAAGGTGCCGACTCCTGCTCCGGTTCTACCATTTCTCCTGACCGATCTTTGTTTTCGATCGCTTCCCACCTCAGTGTTACCGACTCATCATCATTGAACGTCATGTCTATGCACTCAGTCTCTGACAGCAATCCCATCACCTCTTCCCACTCCCTTTCACCGTCCGTGTCCAGCCGATGGATCGTCACCCATCGCTGAATCTGCGCGACCGGGTGATTGATCATCGACGACACCCTGAGCGATAGCCGCTCCAGGCCTGACATAGCAACTCTCTCAGGTTGATTTTGTTTTTTCGCCATCGCCATCTACTTCGCTCCTGATAGCTGTACATCCATACAGTAAAGCCAAAGGATAACCAAGTCTTCCGGAAATTAAATTAACCGCCGGTATTGACCGCAAAGAAACCGGCGGTTAATTTACACCCATCGCAGCGACACGCAGCCACTGCGAAGGGCCTCAAGAGACCCGTCGCTCTTTAACAGTCAGGAATCTTCGCGGATCGATCCCCGGCAACGGGCATAGCGCGAAACACAAACTTCGATCCCCATGCAGGCTCTGGAACCTGCCGGACTCCCCATATGGGAGGACGCCAAACCATGCAAGCCAGCCGGCGAAGAACACCGAACACGAAATGTGTGACGCCGGCCAGGTGGGGAAACCGCGGCGCTGCGCGTGGGATGGAAAACAGATTTCACTGGCTGGCCTTGGCGACAGGGCCAGACGGGAAATCAACGGGAGCGAGACAATGAACGAAGCCCAGGCAAAACAGATTAACGATATCGTCCAGGAGATTGCAGCAGACGACAGCATCAGCTTCGATGCTGCCTTCAAAATCGCGGTCGGAGTGCTCAGGCTGCATGCCATTGAAAGCGTGCCGAAAGGAGAGTTCGCAGCTGGAGGGCAAGCCTCACGCCAAGGGTAGAAAAGCCATCCACGTCTGAGATTCTGACACGAAGATAGATGGACCGGCTGGAGGAGAAAGCGGCGTTGCGATTGCTCTGACCCTATCTCGAATGTCGCTTATACCGAAGCTACTTGATCCGAAATAGGTGCCAATAGGAAGTTTTCTTACGCTTCCGTCCTCGTAGACAACCGTCCGTTTCAATCCGAGTAGCTCCATCCTCTCATGAAGTTCTTTGTATTCGTCGCCTTCTGCTCTGAAGAGCTCAACCCTAACCATGTATTCCGCCATAACAACATCCCTTGTTTCGACTGTGGAAGTTGAAGCATATGGGTTTCACTCGACTGTGGAAAGCGAGGAAACAGGGAGCCTGCCCCTGTAAAAACAGGTGTCAGCACACCCTGTCGTTAACTGCCCGATCCTCTCTATGAGAGCGCATCGGGGTGTGATCTGAGGCTAAGACTCGGGCGGCGGAAGTGCCAACAGGTAGTCTTCAGGGCTGCCCCATCCGCTCAATTCCGGTTGAGCCCCGGACAGATCACACCCCGATGCGGCACCATTTATCTAAGCCTGAGCAGGGCCACCGATAATGATGTTCTTGCTTCCGCATTTGCACACGGGAACTCGAGCCTCGGATCGCCCTCGATAATACTCATAATCGCTTGCTGGAACTGTATCGAAGCCCTGCCAGTGCTCTTCTGTTCTGCCAAAGTCATCCGAGCTGCTGACTTGCACACCTTCGTGACCACAATCCCTGCATGTCGCTTTACGACTGCTATCTGACCAACTCATGTTGACCTCCTTTTCTTGTAGAGCCTTCTGAAATTTAGCAGGCCTTTCCCGTTTTGCTCTCACAACACAAGTACGAATGCACTCCCCTCCGCGCCCAACGGCAACCAGCGGAGCGGATGAGTGCATCCGAGTTTTGTTGGATCAACACCCGTCACTCTGGAGGCGACCATGAACGCAGCAATGAAACTCTGTCAGGCCATGTACGACGCGCAGTTGCCTCCGGCGGTGAGCGAGTCGGAAGAACAGCTGGAATGGCTGGAAAGCGCCGCTGAACAGCTGGTGTGCGGCTCGGACGTGGAATGGAAGCGCCGGTTTGGCCTGGTGCAGAAGGTGACCTCGGCGCAGTACGCCGAACATCTTCAGCAGCATCTGACCCAGCGACAGATCGACGGACTTGATGATCGCGACTCGTTCGCCAACCTGGTGTTGGCGGTGGTCGTAGGCAGCCCGGCCGAGGCGCTTACCCACGCCAAGCACCTGCTGGGCAGCAACAGTCCGGTCACACAGCTTGAGGCGATCGCCGCCGACTTCCTCCGTCCGCACGCTGCCAACGCGGTGGCTGCCGAACACGAAGCGGCAGAAGACGACGTGGATGGCGACTTGTGAGCCCTCACATCCTGATCGACCAAGCCCTTGATGGTGTGTCGACGCCCGCCGGCGAAGAAGACATCAGCCTGCTGGTGCAGGCGCTGATCACCCGCCTCTTCACCGACGGCGCGATCACCATTGACGAGTTCAACCACTACTGCAAACGCCTGCGTGACATCTGTCAGCGGCGCAAGGAGGACGCATGAGTACGGCACCGGTTAAATCACTGATCGACGAGCAGTTGGAGGACATCGAACACAAGATCGCCCTGCTCGGCTTCGGCCTTCCCTTCAACGAGGTGATCGGCCGCAAGCGCGAGGATCTGGTCGCCAATCTCCCGCAGCGCCTGGCGCCTTCGATGAAGGGCAAGCGGATTGCGGTGAGAGTTCGGCCGTGACCGGTCGCCAATGGGCGCGCCGCCTGATTATCTGGCGCGGCGCGTTCTCTTCCCTCGGCATTTTCACCTTTCTGATGCCGCTCAGCGCCCTCGCCGACCGCATCACCTCCTGACTTTCAACTTAAAGCGCTGCGCACGTCGCGCCAAGGAATTGTCATGACCGAACAAAAGCACACGCCCGGCCCGTGGATGGCTCGCCAGATTGGCGGCCAAGGTTTTCCGGGGCAAATCGGCTGGGCTATTGATTACAACCAAGATCAGGAGCAGGTCGTCGACTTCGTGTACGAGGAAGCAGACGCGAAGCTGATCGCCGCCTCTCCTGCCCTGCTGGCAGCCGCCAAGAAAACGGTTGATGCATGGGCAAAGTTCATCGACTCATTCAGCTACGCGCCAGGCATTGGCGATCGAGCCGAGGACATGGAGTTCCGAGAAATACTTGAGCTTCGTGCCGCCATCGCCAAAGCCACCGAATAACCCTTCCACAGCGCCCCTCTCCGGTGGCGCGGAGAACAGTCATGTCCGATAAAAACATGCAGATCTGGGACAAGGTCAGCACGACCGATACCCGATACACCAAAGCGGCCGAGGTTGGCGGGCAGAAGATCACCAGCCTCAACGGCACCGCGATGATCATGAAAGCGACTGAGGTTTTCGGCCCGGTCGGCATTGGCTTTGGTTGGTCGATTGTTGAAGAGCGCTTCGATGAGGGCTCGGAAATGGTCAGCGGCGAAGGCGATAAGCGCCTGGTGCTGGGCCGCGAGCTGAACCACACCATCAAGATTCGCTTCTGGTTTGAGCTGGACGGCAAGCGCGGAGAGATCGAGCAGTACGGCTGCACGCGCTACCTCTACAAATCGAAGTTCGGCACCACCACAGACGGGGAAGCGCCGAAGAAGTCGCTGACCGACGCCATCAAGAAATCTCTGTCGATGCTCGGCTTCAGTGCCGACGTGTTCCTCGGCATGTTCGATGACCACACCTACGTCGAGCAGCTCAAGGAAGAACAAGCAATCGAACTGGCAGTGGACAAGGACGCCGAGATCCTGCGTCAGAAGCAGGAGCGACTGGAGTGGCTGAACTCGGCTGTGGAAACAATGGGCAAGGCCGTGACGCCCCACGAACTGAAGATGCTGAACGTCAAATACATCCGCGAGGCGACCCGCCGCAACGAGCCGACGTTCATCGCCCGAATCACTCGGGCCTTTGAAGAGCGCAAAGCGGCTTTTGAGCCCGGCAAGGAGAATGCAGCATGACCCAGCTCTACGCACTGACCGGCAAGCTCGCTGAACTTCAGGGAATGGCTGACACCGACGACGAGGGCCTGAAAGAGGCCCTGCAGCACGCGATGGACGAGATCCAAGGCGAGTTCGAGGTGAAGGCCGACAACATCGTCATGCTGTGCCGCAACATTGAAAGCGACGTGACCGCCATCGAATCGGAAATTGAGCGGTTGACCGAGCTCAAGCGCATCAAGTCCAACAGTGTTGCGCAGATCAGCGATTACCTGCGCCGAAACATGGAAGCCGCCAACCTCAAGTCAATCAAGCGCCCGCTGTTCACCATCACCCTGGCCTTGGGCAAGGAAAAGGTCATCGTCGATAACGAGGATGCGGTACCGGACGAGCTGACCGCTGTGAAAACCAGCATTGCACCAGACAAAAATGCGATCGCCGCCAAGCTCAAGGAAATTCGTGAGCACAACGAAGCTGTGCGCAAGCGCATGTCCGCCGGCGAAGACGCGGAACACGAACTGATTGAAGAGCCTGCATACGCGCACTTGGAGCGCGGCGAAAGCTCGATCCGGATCAAGTGAGGCCAGCATGATCAGCAACCACCTCAACCTGGTCGAGCAGCAGCGACAAAGCGCCGAGGTGATATCGGCGCAAGTCACCCAGTACGTAGCCGCCGGCGGGCGGATCGACCAACTGAAAAGCCCGCCGCACAACCCGCTGCCACCGCCCCGCTCCAACAAAATAGACCCTGAAACGGTCCTCAAGCGGCGCCCGAAGCCGATATCGGCGGCCAACCGGAAGGCTCTTCGCAAAATGGCGGACTCGATATGAGCAAGCGCAAACCGTGCAATCGTCGGGTGCAGATCGAGCGCAGCATGCGCGCCCTGGTCAACACCCACCACGCAGCTGTGATCAACATCGATCCAAGCGGCCTTCAGGTCATGATCAACTGGAAGAACGGCAAGCAGATCCTGTCGAGGGCGGTTTCCGACGCACTCTGCGATGTTGCGCACCGCTGGACGATTTACATCGCAGGCATCTGCGTTCGTCAGGACGGCGCCCAATACATCAAGTCGATCGACATCAAGCCCGACGGCGTGCACCTGGTGGAAAGGCTCTCGGATGTCCTTGAGCATTTCTACGAAGAGGTGATGGCCGACTGCAACCCCAATCACCGCGTCGCCATGGGCTGGCTGGCCGTGCCCGGTGACAGGCCGGTTCCCGAAGCACAGCTGTCCGCACTACTTGCCTCGGTCGGCGCCTGGAATCAGGTGAAGGTTGCAGCGTGAGACGAACCACCAACCGGGCGGCCACGCGCCGCAAACAGACCTGGCTGGACTTGCCGGCCAGCGGAATTGAAGAGGTAGGCCATGGCCAAGAGCAATTCGCAATTGCAGAAGGACAAGCGAGCCAAGGAAAAGGTGCTGCTCGATCGGATCGGCGCCGAGAAGCGATCGCTGATTGTTTCGAAAGCTCTCGATGACGCCTTGCTGGTTCTCGGCGAGCGCCACGACTTCGAGGAATGGCAGGAGACGGTGTCAACGTTCATCATCAATCTAGCTGCCGCACCGGCCGAAGACTCAGAGCGCTTCGTGAAGATGTCGCGACCGACAATTGTTGTTAAGGAAAAGTGGTCGCGGCAGCTTGAAGAGTTTGCCAAAATCGGAGTCTTAAGCAATTTACTGGCAGTACAATAGATACCAGCTCTAGTCTGAATCATCTGAATTTCTTGGTAAAAATGCCGCTTTACCGAACATTTCTAGGTCGTGTTGAAACGCCGCAATGGTTCCAGAAGCAGCTGCTCTCTCGGGGTTTTTAGCTATAGCTTTTTCAATAACCGCTTGTTGATTTGGATTGATTTCCTTATACAACTGAGAGATCTCCTTTGCCTTGCCGAACATATATTGGGCAAAACCCTTCGGCCAATAGTAACTTTGCGGAAAAAGCCTTCCCTCTTTTAGAGAAACGCGACTAGATCTCATCTGCTTTGATTCGCTGTGATTAGCGAGTCCAAGAAGAATAAACTTCGGCAGTTTGGTATAAACCATGACTTGACCTTCTCCAATCAGCACATCCATGTGCATAGCCCTAAGGAAGTAACGATTTATATTTTCTGGCAGGCCAACCCCAGCGCTCGCACTATCGATCACGTCCAACGGATAAAGATGCTGTTCGTAGGCGCCGAGATTGCTACTATTCCCGAGAATAAACGATGACAACCCTTGCAAAATTGCCATTTCGATCTCGTCAATAGTCTTATCTGATCGTGGGTTAACTGAACGCATATAACTCAATGTTCGCCAGCTAAGAGATGCGCAAAATTTTGCCAACCATTCGCCGTAGCGAGCGCTATCCGCCTCATTCTTCACAAACGGATAAAATATTTTGTTTGCAAACTCTCGCTCCCAACCCGAGAACAGTTGCTCGCACGACTCGCAAAGCCAATAATCTTTAGCTATGTCCTGCGCCCTCTTATTTATATTTTGATTTAACCGTATATACCCTGTTGCTGAAGAGTCCTTCACCCATTTACCAACGAACTTTGGAATGAAATGACTTAACTTCAACTCCCGATGTTCGCCGCATAGTTTGCAATCCCCTTCGACCATTAAAACACCCCGTTTTTTTTCAAAACAATACCTTTTAATACCCCACTTCTACGAATCACGCCAGCCGGCGAGGCAGGCGTATGCCTGGAGAATGCTTATGAGCACTTTCGCTGTGTTTGGAATGACCATTGATGTCGCCGCCGCCGAGGCGCGCAAGAAAACGAGCGGCACCCGCAAGAACCTCAAGGCTCCTGGCGGCGTCGAGCCAATTCCGGAAGCTGAGTGGATGGAGATGGTTCGAAAGCGTGCTGAGAAGATCATGGGGGGGGCTACGGTACGTCAGCTTTCGCCCCTGTTCGATGCGCCGCAGTACGCTGAGCAGTTCATGGACCTGGCTCGAAAGACTTTGCGCTGTCGTGACTTGAAGATTCGGGCAAAGGCGGTGCTGACCGACGCCAAAGGAAAGCCGATCCTCAATCCGAAAACCAAGGTGCCAAAGGTTGGTTTTTCCGAGTGGCCACAGAAACCTATTGAGCAGCAAGAGCAGGCGGCGTGACCCGCCCTCATTCATCTCACGGAGCTCGATACGGAATTGAAGATTTGATCACATCAATTTTATGTTTAAAGTTATGAATCGTCACTTCACGCTTTAAATGCAACTTTTCTACAAAAGCTTTCATAGAGATGTAAGCAAGTTCCTGGTCGCGCATTGGCCCGATATGAATTGCTCGAATACTTTCGAAGGGTAAATCGGCCTTAACATAAGGAATGAGAATATTTCCTCTGGTTCGAAACTCAACATCAAGTCCGTTTTCAATTTCAGGATCAATGTCGTGCCCAAGGATAACCCTTACCTCCTGTTCCTCTGAAAAACTCTCATGCTTAAATGTGGCAACCAACCCAATGATCTCGGAGAAAGCTTCATAACCTTCTTGGTCCAAAAATCCAGAGTTGATCGACATATCTTTCGCGATAGTAATCAAACTTGAAAGCACTTTATCAGATGCCTGATCCAACTTTATATCATCGTCATATACACACCTAAAAAGCCCCTGAGGAACATAATCGGCATCGAACTCAATGGAGTATGAACCGTAGGCCCTCCACTGGCTTAAAAGATCACCCTCCTGAGTAAACGATCCTATAAAAATTGGCCGATTATCTATTCCGTAACCAGCTTTTCCAACAAGACCACTCTCGACATAGTTAGCCGCATCCTCAAAAAACTCGTGCGGATGTGGGAAATTTGCCACTCGATGCCTCATATATTCCACAAGCATGGAGATTCCATTGTGCATCTCTTCTGAGTCATTCAGATAGCGAACGTCGGTCAACCACATCTTTTCATGCTCAAGAATCGACTTAACCGCAGTTACATCGGTGTAGTGAAAGATTTTCAAGTTATGCCATCCATGATTTTAATCAAACCAATATACCGGCGAGAAGCCATCATGCCCACCACCTACGAAAGCGTGTGCAGCGGCATAGAAGCCGCGACACAGCCCTGGCACTCGCTTGGCATGCGCGCCGCCTGCTTCGCCGAGATTGAGCCAGCATTTCGCTATTGCGTCATCCGCCCGGGCGAGCGAGCATTGACCATCTGATGAATGCTGCTGCCCACAAGGACGTTTCTTTGAAAATCCCCGCGGTAAAAAAAGAAAAGCTAGACCAAGCTCTAAAACAGTTCGATGAGAAGTTTCGCCGCGCCCCCGAGTGGAAAGGCTGGACTGAAAACCAAGCGCATCGCTACGCAATCAGCGCGAACAGCACTTTATACCCTGCAAAAAAAATAGTTTCTTTGGCCACTGGAACCCCGGTAGGACTGTTTTCAGGTGGTCAGCCCACCAACGGATATTTGAAGCGGCACGGGTTCACAATCGTTGAGCTGCAACGGTCAACTGATCAAGAGCTGCGCTTTGTGGCGGGTCAGGTTTATGACCGGCAAACTGAGATTCACGATTTGTTCGGAGGCAGTCACCAGAGCGGAATTGCTCCCTCAGCGCAGGCCCCAGCGGTATTCATTTTCACCGGCGACTCAGGTGGTCAGTACGGATACACCGACTCTCATAGCGAAGAGCAAGTTTTCAGCTACACAGGCGAAGGCCAGGTCGGTGATATGACTCTGACTAAAGGAAACCTGGCAATTCTCGAGCATTCGAAGCAGGGGAAAGCGCTGCATGTTTTCGAGATACTCGGCAAAAGTTTAGGCCAGAAGTACCTCGGTGAATACACGTGTGCGAGCCATGAATGGCGCCGCGGCCCTGACAAGTTTGGCAACGACAGGGCAATAGTTGTTTTCAACCTAGTCCCTGTAGGGCTCGAGCTCGACTCCCCTATGTTCTCAGGAGAAGACGAAGCTCCAGATCCAACTATGTCACTTGCCGAGGCGAGAAAGCGCGCTCTTGCGGCTGCGGAAGCAGGATCTGCTGGAGAAAGTGGGTCGGCACGCAGAACCGTATATCGTCGCAGCAGAACTATCTCCAATTACGTTTTAAAGAGAGCCGCCGGAAACTGTGAAAGCTGTAAGAAAGCGGCCCCTTTCATGAAGACAAACGGCTCACCATACCTAGAGCCGCACCACGTGAATCGATTATCGGATGGCGGCCTAGACCATCCACGTTACATAGGTGCCATCTGCCCCGCCTGCCATCGCGAAATTCACCACGGGCTGCACGGAATGGTGAAGAACGAAGCGTTGAAGACTTACGTGGCCAGTATTGAGCCGAAGTCGTAAGTATTTCGTATACGCGGTGCGGCGCGCAGCCTCACCGGCCGTACATAACTCACGCTATCAACTGGTGGAAGGTTGCTCCGATCCGGTCGATCGCCGCAACACTACCTGATTTTGAATGGACCGCAATAAAATGCCGCACACGCTCAACATTGAACCGTAGTTTCGACTGTTCCATCTCTCGAAGCAGCGTACGATTGACTGAGTAGAACCCACAGTCCGGGCATTTGAAGTCAACAAAGTGTCCAACCTGATAACCCTCCTCAGCTTGTCCCCTACATATAACGCAGACAGTAACGCCCATACCAATCTCCTTTGGCTGATCGCTGAACTGTAGCTGATCTCTTACTAACCTCCACCGTCCGGGCATGCCCCGGCATGGAACACGCATCTATCAGCAGGCTCAGGACTACACCGACACCCATTTCTACATGCTCACCAATCACAAAGAGGTCATTGCTTTTTTTCTGGTGATTGATCACCCAAAGCACCAACCCCCATCTCGATATACATTGCGTCCAAATGCTCTCTATGAAGCTGCAGGCACATGCCCCTGACATATGTGTCAACATCAGAAAAAAGTTTCCAATGTTCATCAAACTCTATTGTATACGGTCCAAAATCATGAACATAGGGATAAATGCCGTGAATGTAAACATACTCAGGAAGAGAGGAATTGTCAGACGGCCAAACATATCGTCTGTATATCTTCGCATCATCAATTGATATCGGTTCTAAAGGAGGCCTCTTGAGTTCAGCATTGCTTCCAACAGTTTGAGCGTGAGGAACTACCGAGCCGAGCACCCTCGGAAGATCCTGTCGAATCAGTCCAAGTAAATCGCGCTTACCTCTAAGGACCTGCACTACATCAGACTGAGAGTGCCCTCCTCTTTCAATCCACTTAGGGATAAGAGAGGCTACGTAAGCCCCAAAAGAAACCGAATCTTTCAATATGCTGAGAGAGCGAGCTGCGGCTGGCGACAGCTCTGCCAATGGAACCTGATCAAGCTGGTTTAAAAGCTTTTGCCAGTCACGCCCCTTATGAAAGCCTTGATATGCAAACATATTGCTTTCTTCTTTTTCGGGCTGATAAAAAACATTGGTCAGCGTCCACAATGACTCCATTGAATCATCTGCGATGACTCCCATAATCCCAAGTAATGTTTGAAGCCTACGTGCCGAAGCTACCTTGGCATGCCAAAATGGGATATATGCTGCAGCAACTATAGCTAAAATTGAGCCAACTGCCTGCACCCAACTCGCCAACTCGCCGCTATTCGGCTTAAATAATAAAAACAAAATTACAACTAATGAAACGGCCGTCACGCAATTTGGTAGCGATAGCTCTAGCTTGAAAAACTTTTCCCTGTTTTTTGTACTCATGCTCAGCCACAAACAATAAAGATTAAACTTCATAATATCTCAGCAGGTATCCCCATGCCCACAGAAAACAAAACGGCCGAGCCGCTGAAGGTTGAGCGCTCGACTGTGACCAAGCTAGTGATCACCGGCGCGCCGCGTCTCGACGCGATTACAGTGTTTCTCGAGGACTTCGGCCGCCGCGACTGCCCAAATGAATCCGACCCGAGCTATCAGACCGCCCAGGGCAAGATCACGATCAACTGCTGGGACAAGAGTTGGAACGCCTACTGGGGTGGCATGGGACCTCGCACGGTGGCCGAGTTCGTGGCCGATTGTGATTGGCACTACATCCTGAACTGCCTGGATCGCGGGATCAGCAGCACGCGGTTCAGCGGGAACGCGCTTCACGCATTCGCGAAAAAGTGCATTATCCAGCGCCGCCGGCGGCAGACCGGCCGTCACGACTGGGAGCTGGACGAGCTGAGCAAAGGTGAGGCCCGTGAGCTTTGGCACGACATCGATGTTCTGCGAAGCGTCGAGTCACCAAACGAATGCTGGCATCACAGCAAGTTGCTGACTGAGCTTTTCGGTGATGAGTGGCACTACCCCGTCGGCGACAAGGCCGTCGAGGAAAACCACGAATTCACGTACCTGCAGCGCGTTGTCGAGGCAGTTCAGGAAGCACTTCGTGAGCAGAACCGATTGGTGAATGACGAGCCGCCAACGCTGGAAGGCTGAAGCGCTGTACAAAAATTAATAACCACCTACTTACCAATCTTATCGCAGTCCTCCATATCTCCAGAGTGTGAATCGTTTTCTGGCTCGTTCTCCGTTAACGCAGCCGTATCATAATCATCCATTTTTGAGAAAAATCCGATTACGAAATTTCCCCACCTACAATCTGCAATAGCTTTATATTTATCAAACTCAGCAGCATCTTTAGCATGAACCATTTGATCGAATGCGGTTGACAGACTTGTCACTTCAATAGTCAACGGTATGTCTAAATAAGGAGTTAGAGCTGCACCCTCTCTCGATAGCTGCAGATACTGACTAATTTTTTTTGATTTAGGTATAACCGCCTCTTCCCCCGCAAACATCCCCACAAAATCTTGATACGCCGCAAAATACGACGAGGCGTGCTGCCTTGCCAACTGCGCGGTCGTTTGATTATTCGCCTTAGTTATACTTTGCACCTGAAGCCTAGCCGCTACGGTTGAAAAGTACCCAGCAATAAGTGCCCCAATCAAAACGCTTATGACCGGCGCCAGGGCATTAAAAGCATTCTGAGAAGTTAACTTCACTATTCCTACCCTCTAACCAACATTCGACAGCAATAAAATTATCTTGCATCTCATTGTAGGCAAAAAAGCTGGCCACACTCTGAGACTCCCCCTTCAAAGTCAGCCGCTATAGCGGCAAGGACGAGCTCGCCCATGGAAACGCTAAAACTGATTCAGCCGGTGCCGGTTGTGCGCGATGAAAACGGTATGTTCTGGCACCCGGAACTGCCGCCATTTGATGAAGGTGATGGCGAGAAGTGCAAGAAGTGGCTCGCTGAGCAGCGCCTGGTCGTGAAGATGACCAGCATTGAGGACGCGCCGGACGAGATCTCGGAGCGCTACTTCGACTCCCATGATCCGGATTGCAGCTACTGGGATCAGGATAAACCGGAAGGTGAAGACTGGTTCTGCCTGTCAATCCACGACACCGACGATGGCCCTGTCTGCTGGTGGGCACGCCGCGAGGTGACGCCATGACCGCAATCAAGGAACGGCCGATCCTGTTCTCGGCCCCGATGGTGCGCGCCATTCTGGATGGACGGAAGACCGTAACGCGCCGACCTGTGAAAACCGACTGGATTCAGTCCGATCTGGCGCCACTCAATACGGCACCCGGTCTTTTCCATTTCTGGTGCAGCGGTGAGCACGCCTGCCCTTATGGTGAGCCTGGACAGCGACTGTGGGTGCGCGAGAGTCACGCTCAAGTATTCGAAGTGGATATTCCGCACGGCAGATATGCCGGACCAATCGGAACTGCGGGTAGCCCGGGCAAGCCTGACTGGAAATCTCGATACGTGTATCGGGCAGACGGCGAAATGCCGAACGTCCAATGGCACCACGTCGGGGATAGCCAGCCAGTGCGCTGGACGCCAAGCATCCACATGCCGAGAGCAGCCTGCCGCATCCTGCTGGAGATCACCGACGTGCGCGTCGAGCGGCTGCAGGACATCAGCGAAGAGCAGGCAGTTGCCGAGGGGTTGATATGGCAGGGCCAGGAAAACGGCAAGACGTTTTACTCCCATGCTGAAAGGAAGTATCCGCCTGGCGCTCATCAGCAGTTCGGGATTTCTGGAGTTGATGCCGTATCCGCGTTCCGCAACCTCTGGAACTCCGTCGGCGGCGAATGGGACGCCAACCCATGGGTCTGGGTCGTTGAGTTCAAACGGGTGCAGCCATGATCACCAAGTGCGCACTCAGCTGCACCCTCTTCTTCTGGCTTCCATTGGTACTGACCATAAAGGCGGTGATCGGATGATTATCGATGATGTGATGACGGACAAAATCACCCTGCACGGCCTCGGGTTCGTGCAGGTTCAGCTGCAGGGCAATCAGCGCTTGCACGTTTGGCATCCAGATCTGCCGCGCCGCGCTTGCTTCAAGCACTCGGCAATCCATGACCATCGCTTTAACTTCACCTCGCGGGTGATCGTGGGCAAGCAGATCAATCACTGCTTTGAGTTGGAGCGCTGTGACGATGGCGGATTTGTGCTGTATCTGCATGAGGGCGCTCGCACACCGGGCGGCGGTAGGCCGTGGACTCCAGACGGCCGCGCCCATCTGATACCGGACGGCGTGATAACCGTTGAAGCCGGCAACGACTACAACACTCGGGCATACCACTATCACCGCACAGAGCCCGGCGGTGATGGTCGAGTCGCCACGATCATGGCGAAGCGCGGCGAATACCCGGACGGAGCCCACTCGACTTGCACCTACGGCGTTCAGCCAGATACAGACTTCGACCGGTTCCAGTGGTCGCCGGCTCAACTCTGGGAGGTCGTCAGCGATGTGTTGCTCGGCCAGAAGGTGGCGGCATGATCCTCGCCCCGCTCTACATGGCCTACCTCATCTACAAGGGGCCTTGGCGATGAGTGCGCCGATTGAACCGCAGGATTACATCTATGGCGTGAAGGTCGTTCAGATCGAAGACCTACGCGTAGCCCGAGGATTAACACGGCGCCCTGCCTCCTCCTGCCGACACAAACAGCTGGTTTATGACCAAGGAGAGCGGCGCGTCTGGTGCCAAGACTGTGAAGTCGAGGTTGAAGCTTTCGACGCCTTCGTTGGAATAGTCGAGGTTTTCAGCGCCGGCATGAGCAAGTTGAATACTCGGCGCCGTGAGCTGGCAGAAGCTGAACAGTTTCAGATCCGTAGCCGCGCAGCAAAGGTGATGGACGAAGCGTGGCGCAGCACGAAGATGGCGCCGCTCTGCCCTCACTGCAATGCCGCGATCCTCCCCGAGGACGTTGCCGGCGGCGTGGCGAAAACATCGAAAGCTTTGGTTGCCGCTGCACGCAATCGCCAGCAGACCACCAAGCCCTAACCCCTCCCCCAACTCAACAGCCTGCCGGTGTATGGCGGGCGAGGAATTCGTATGCCTGAAGAAAACAACTCCATTGACACAACAGTGCTTGAGTTCCTGCAGTGCCAAGCCGGAGGAACGGCCTACTTCATTTCGAACAACATCTGTTACAGCCGCGTCTACGTCAGCAAATCACTACAGCGAATGAAGCGGCGGGGTCTGGTAACGAACAGCGGATCCTACTGGAAGGCCGTTGACGCCAAAGCCCCAACTCAATAACCACCTTCTGCCGCCACGCGCGGCATGGAGCATCACAATGAAAACTGAAATCCTCTCCGACGAGGAGCTGGCCGAACTCACCGGCTACAAGGCCCGCGCCTACCAGCGCCGTTGGCTGATTGATCGCCAGTGGGTGTTCATCGAAAGCCGTGGCAAGCGCCCGCTAGTGGGTCGGATGTATGCCCGCATGAAGCTGGGCATGATCAGCCCTACGATTGCCGATCCGAACCCGCCACCGGCTGCGCCGGCATGGACGCCAGACTATTCGCAGGTGAACTGATATGCGACCCCGCAAGGCCGACACACGCAACCTGCCGCCCCGGATGTACCAGTGGACGCGGACACGTAAAAGCGGAAAGGTCTGGATCTCCTATTTCTATCTGGACCTCACCGGAAAAGCGATAGCGCTGGGCAAAGACCTAGACCAGGCCAGAATCAAATGGGCAGAGCTGGAAGCCAAGGAAAAACCACTCGACCTGCGCACGATGAAGGGGATTTTCGATAGGTACATCCGCGACATCGTGCCCAAGAAAGCCCCGCGCACGCAAAAGGACAATATGGCGGAGATCAAGCAGCTACGGACGATGTTCGATAGCGCACCGATTGACTTGATCACGCCGGCGACGATCGCAGGTTACCGCGACGCCCGATCAGCAAAGGTACGGGCGAATCGGGAAATCGCCACCCTGTCCCACATTTTCAACATTGCTCGGGAGTGGGGCCTGACGACAAAGGAAAATCCTTGCCAGGGAGTACGCAAAAACAAAGAGACACCGAGGGATTACTACGCGAACGACGTGGTTTGGGAGGCGGTTTACAGGAAGGCAGCTCAAGAGCTGAAAGACGCGATGGACCTGGCTTATCTGACCGGTCAGCGGCCGGCGGATGTGCTGGTCATGAGAGACGATGATATTCAGGGCGGATACCTCACCGTCCAGCAGAACAAGACGCACAAGAAGCTGCGCATCCAGATGACTGACGGCGGTGAGCTGAACAGTTTGGGGCTACTGATCACAGCAATGGCTGAGCGCAATGCCCAGCACATTTGCAGCTATTTGATCGTAAGCGCACGCGGCAAGCGGATGACCGCGAAGATGCTTCGCGACCGATGGGACGACGCCAGAGAAAGAGCCAAGAAAGAGGCTGAAGAAAAAGGCGATGTTCAGCTGGCGGAGAAAATCGGAGGCTTCCAGTTCAGAGACATCAGGCCGAAAGCGGCGTCGGAAATCCTCGACGTCGGCGATGCGAGTCTACTCTTGGGGCACACCAAAGGAGACATTACCGAACGCGTCTATCGACGAATTGGCGCCATTGCCAAGCCATCGAAATAGCCCCAAAAACCGTTACAAAACTCAAAATCCGCCCCTTGTAGAATGCGGGCTGTAGAGGTGTCAAAAAATAAACGTATCGTAACGAAAATCGGCTACAAGCCCCGGTTTCATTGGCTTTGAATATCGGTCTTGAAAACCGTCGACTGTAACAGGTCCATGAGTTCGAATCCCATCGCCTCCGCCATCTTATGTACGACAAAGCCCTGATTATTCAGGGCTTTGTCGTTTCTGGGGGTTGAGAATTTCTACGCCCTCCAGAATGTGTTCCATAACTTTTGTGGGCGAGTTCCATAGCTATCCGTGCTTCAGCCACTTTCCCCGGCGTTCTGCCACCTGAAAAACCAACCGACCTGCTCCCTTCCCTGCTCTTCAAGATCAACGAAAACCAGCTCGCCCTCGAAGCCGCCATCATGGAACTGTCCAAATGGGTCGAGCAGCGCTGATCGGCCGATGTCGCCGAGAACGTCCGCGGTGCTCTGGACGATCGACAGAAATGAGGAATTCATCAAGATGACCTTGGCTGTCTTGATGAAGCCTGACTGACAGCTTTCGGTTAGCAGTCAGGCAAAAATGAAAATATTTGGCCAGCGACGACCGTGTTTGAAATCGACGTTTGTTCTTATTGGAAGTTGTAAACCAACCACAAGGCTGGGAGGCTAGAGGGAGGTTTACCATAAGGACATGCTGAAATGAGAACACCAAAAGTCCTGGTTACAGGTGCTGCGGGCCAGATCGGTAGCGCTTTTT